ACTACACCAGTTGATCCATCTAGTGTCATACTCTCCCCGAAAGTAACAAATTGACCCCAGAAGGCTTCGTCAAACAACACATCAAACTTGTGTTGAATCATCTCAGCTATACGATCTTCCGAGTATAACTGAACACTAGCTCCTGCAACCTGAGATAAACGAGTAGCAGTACGCTCTATAAGTGTAGCGAAGGTCGCCATAGCATTATGCTAGAAAATGGGGAGAGGTTGAAGGGGCGACCTCCCCCCACTCTTCTTAGCATCTAGCCGTTAAAGTGCGAGATACCATGAAGATTACTGGTATTTACAGTATACCTAGCTTCATAGGTCACGCTACCATCACATGATGTATACGGAAGAACCGTACCACGGGGATCACCCGTAGTAGCTGTCTGTGTGGCAGTTGCGTCACCATCAATGAATCGAACATTCTCATCAATGTGGACAGCTAAGTACCCAGCACCGTTAGTTCCCGCAGTATCACTGACCAGTTCAATCGCTCCACCCAGAGCAATCTTACCAGTTAGACCATGATCATCAGTCCCGGCAACATCACTGTAAGCAGCACCGAGTGAATCACTCGACGCAACTGTTAGTGTTAGACCAGCAACCGCCGTACCGCCAATTTCAAGTGTAGATACATTAGCAGTGCTACTGTTAGCAATCGCTGACACATATGACATGCCTACGATGAAGCCTTGTGCATGGGACGATGTAAAGAGAGAAGCGTCTGATGCAACTACAACATAAGTGCTGTCAATTGCACTACGTCGGACTCCTTTCTCTACTGCATCTTCTTTCCAGCCGATAACTTCGGTAGCTGTATAAGGAAGACCCAGTACATCTGACCATCCGATGTCACAAGTATCACTTGCAGCACCAGCAGCAATGGCTAAACCGTCAACAAATTTGAACGCTTTCTGCCCGTAAATGGGACTAGTCCCACTCAGCGTCAGGTTCTCTTTCATTGGCTGACCAAGATAGTCTTTACCGCTAATGGTACAGACATGATTGGAGCCAGCAGAACCTACGGCAGTAAGAACGCGGCCATAAGTAGCATCGATCATACCAGAGGTCGAGGTTAAGGAAGTAGAACTTCCATCGAAGGTGGTTTTGTAATCTGCGCTGGTGTAGGAAGTGGCACTACTTGTAGCACTAACACCATCCCAGATCCCATCAGCGTCGAGTGCGGCTGGCGCACCAAGGCTGATAATATGTACACCGTCCACTACGTCAGCAGCAAATTCCATAGAAGGAACAAACTGACTGATAGTACGTGGAAAGTGGTCCTGAACGACTTTACTCATAACATTACTCCATTATTCAGTCGTTGTTTCTATAATACTCGACTGCTTTTCTGCTTCTGGTAGGAAATTGGTCATAGTGTGGAACGACATGTCCTTCATGGAACCAACTATTTCACCACTTTCCATATCTACCAGATTCGCAGGGCTGTCAAAGCCGAGTCTTTTAAGTTCATCGTCAGTACGAACCCTAATACTGGAGCCGCTGGGAAAGAAAACCATATAACCTGCTGGTTCTTCTATTTCGTTATAGTCGAACCCACCCTTTTCTGTGGGGGATGCTATAGTGCGTTTACGTTTCCCATCGAGCTTCTGTACTATATACTGAGGCTTAATCTGTGCCATGTCCCTTCTCCCATTTCACAATTACGAGTTAATCAGTACTGCGTGAGTACGGTATGCTTTCCACAAGCACCACTGACCCTGCCATACAATACGACGACCAACAGCATCAATAGTCCAAGGGGCTACCAATTCTTTGACCTTCATATTAACATGACGAAGGATGTGCAAGCGGAGGTATTTCGAGTTGATGAAATATGCCTTGTTAACAGGACAGTCTTCATCATAAAGCATCGGAAGACCCTGATGCTTAACTCCAGCAAAACCTAAGTCCATCATCTTCTTGCCAGCATTACTCTCCGACAAGTTAATAACGACCTTATCCCTCACTGCTGTTCTGTAGTGACGATATAAGTTGCGACCACAAAGGATAACATCAGGTTTGTCGCCTTTCAGCGTCATGTCCATCAGGATATCATCAAACGCTTCTTCGATGTTTGTGCTATCCAGGTTACCGTTGAAGTCGTAAGCAGATGTACGCCATTGGGTTTCATTTGCTCTGTTGATATTACCGACAGTACCAGTTGTCGGATCATCAGGGATGAGCAAAGAAAGACCTTGAGGGTCTGTACCAGAACCAGACGCATAAAGATAAGTAGAGAACTTCTCTTTAATTGACTCTTCCAGAACATCCATCTTAGCTTTCATCAGCTTAAAGATTTGTGCCTGACCTCTGTTCTCATCTTCTTCCTGATCGGATATCACGACTGAACCAGCAACACGCGACCAGTTATACGTTACCGTATCAAACTCGTTGGTCTGTGCGATTGGTTGTTCGTCGTAGTATTCATAGGAAGTAATGTTAGGGTTACGACCAAGCGTTAATGGGTTGGTGATTTCGTGACCACCATCTTCAAACTCTACCCGATTGTTAGCGAAAGCCCATGCCATAAGAGCATTGGACTTGATAGAAGCCATAATTAGCTTCTTTCGAGAACGTGTCAAAGTAGAATTTAAAACAGTAGCAATTGGTGTACTTGCCATTTACTGCTCCTCTATCTACGAGTTAAAGTTAATTCATTATTCCTGCTTCACGCATGGAATCCTTAATTATGTCTTCCATGTCGGTATCGACAGATGCAATCTGTGCCGCATCGGTAACATTATCAGCAGGGGTACTACCAGACGGTAGGGAACTCTGCGTATTCTCTTTAGTCTGTACCTGAGCCTGTATATTCTGCTCATGAACATCTAAGGGAGTGTTCCAATCCAAGCCTTTCTCTAAGTAAAAGGACTTCAGTTTGAAATACGCAGCTTCAGGAGATAGAGTCGTGTCTCTCTCAAGCAACTGGGCTAGAGTATCTTGATGAACAGCAGAATCCGGGTAGCTTGACATGAACTGGTCATATACTTGTGTTGCCTGTTCCTGTCGTTGTTGGTGTTCAAGAGTTTGCTGTCTCTCAGTAGTTAACGGACTTAGTTTATCGTCGAGCATCCTGCTCAATGCGGCCACATCCGTTCCTTGACCTACACCTTCGATATTATGCCCTGCACTTTGAGCTTCTGTCAATAAATATTTAATAGTATCAACAGGGTTGTCCTTGAATGCAGAGATTAATTGAGCACCAGTAGTTAACTCTTCTGGGGTTAAGTTGTATTGATTAGGTAAGTTAGCTGTACCTTCGAATGCTTCTACTTTCGTCCGTAAGGTATTGATTTCATTAGTTAAAGTGTCAGCACGTTGTCGTTCCTTCTGTGCCGTCTCATAGAATCGTCGCTCTTTACCCCCTCTAGCTATTACATTCCCTTCTCGGTCAACAAGGTCTTGGGGACCACGAGGCTGTCCCTGTTCCTGTTGAGGTGTACTGTCTGTATCAACTCCGTTACCACCTTGTTGCGGCGTTGTCTCTGTACTCGTTGCTTCGACTTCTTCCGTCGCGCCTTCAGTAGCAGCGGATTGTTCGTCGTTAGCGTCATCCACTTCTCCAATACTTGCAAGAATGTTGTCTTCAATACTCTGTTCGTCAGCCATATCAGTACCCCTTTACTGCTGTGTTGCGCCAGACTGCTGCATAGTAGCCATAGCCTCGTTTAGTGCCGTCTGTGGATCGGCACCTTGTTGAATTGCCTGTGCTACCGCCTGTTTAAGTTCAGGTGGTAACTGTGCTAGTACCTGATCAAGTTGTCCTTCATCCATAGTAGGTTGACCGCCTTGTTGCGGTGGCCCACCTTGTGGTTGTCCCTGTTGAGGTTGTCCTTGTCCTTGTTGTGGTTGCGCTTGCTGTTGTGCCTGTTGTGTAATTTCCTGTTTCAACTGTTCCCAATCGTCGTCCTTCATTGTAATCTCATCAAACGCCTGTTGGAACACTTCGATCATTATCTTGACGACGGCCTGTGGTGCAGCGTTTACGAACTGTCCCAGTACCTGTCCCAACTCCAACGCCTCTTCCTTCTTCGCCTGAGATGTAGGCTTCTTCGTACTACCACCTATTACTTGTAGTGACAGTATGGAACCGATCTCTTCTTTCGACATGTTCTGCCAATCTGTCCCGTACTCGTCACCGACCATCTGTAGTACGACCTCTGAATCAAGGTTCATCAGACATAACTGCGCCATTCCCCACGCGATGTCTCCGATCCAATCCTCGATTACATCACTCTTCTCATCTACCCGCATGTTCTGAGCGGAGGTGGTGATGTTGGCAGAAGTAGTATTAGTATTAGTACGGAACTGTTCACCACGTAGCACTGCACCTACACTGGAGATTCTATCGATAGCCTGGTATTTGGCTTCCTTGTCGAACAGTTCTGCAAATTGCATGGACGGAGGTGGGATAGTTCCAATTACTTCCTGCATCTTCGTTCCTTCAGGAAGTTTCAGGCCGCGAGCCGTTCCATCGTCACCAGACAGTACAGCTTCGACATCTGTTCTGTCTACTAAGTTACTGTTATATAAGACATTCCTACGTACCCATCGTCTGGCCCTGCGCTCTTCATCTACCATTTCGTTAATAGCGTCTTGCTGATCAAGGTAGTAGGAAACTTCACCCTTCGTAACCAAGCCTTCAGGACTATCAAAGAACATTAAGCCATACACGTTGAAGAATCTGTCTAGTTGAAGGGGATCATCCCACACCCATATAGGCCAAGACCAATCTTTGTTATTAAATAACATAACACGGCGAGTTGTCTTATCCCAAACGAACCAGACTTCAGACCGTTTAGCTTTGTCAAAAGACTCTTCATTCGTGAAGCCGTAGTCTTTCGCACTGCTTTCCGTCTGGAATATATTAAACGTATCCGGGTCTTCATGACCAGTATCTTCATCCTTATTCACTTTCATTACGTGTGAAGGTTGATAAATCGACTGATACTCTTCTCCTCCCTTCTTCTTTGCATACTTAGCGAGAAGGAAACTGGTAGGCATATAGTCACGAACCATTAGCCACTTTGCATCTCCGAGATCCATCTCCTCACTGTCAGGATCGACTACTACGTCAAAAGGAGACAACCACTTTAAAGACGGACCAGATGGCTGGAGAATCTCAATTGAATCTTCCAGTGCCATAATCTCGCCTTCAACCTTTTCAATCTCCTTAACACTCTTCGCCTTTTGAAGTTTGTTAGCTAACCCGTCTAACTCTTCTAGTGCTACCTCACTACTGTCCTGTTTGAATGTCCAGTTCAACTGCAACCATGCACGATTTGTCAGAAGTGCAGTGACGACAGCACGTTTAGCTTTTGGTTTTAGGTTAACTCCCGGAGCAACTTTACGATGCATCAGTGTGTTTATAAGATGTTCGAGACTTACTGCCAGTTTCTCGTACTTTGAGTTAGTACTTGTAAACTCAGCCTTTGGATTCCTTGCATACAGTGCAGGGACCATCGTCGTTATATTAGCAAATACTACGTTCTCAGTCTCGGTTATATTATTATTTAATCGTTGATTTCCTATTAAGTTTCCAGAAGCATTCTCATTTCTTACCCGATGAGGAGTCTGGTCGTTGTCAAAGTACCGCATACTCTCACGCCAAGCATCCTCAACATCCTTGATCTTGGCGACACCAGACTGCATACGCGACTTCCACACTTTACCCTGAGACTTGGCAATAGGAATCTTACTTTCACCAACTACTTGGTAAACAGGTTGCCGCTTACGAGTCTTTCTTGGTGTCGGCTCGTCTATCGACTTGTCTATGTTACGCTCTACGTCTGTAGGGAAATCTTCTTCTGCCATTTACTTTATCCACTCTGCTATTGCAAAAACTGCCGCCTGTTCTGGAGATTTGCCCTGTTTTATAAATTTGTCGAACCACGTTTCTACTTCCCACTCTAAACCATATTGCTTAGTTTCAGGAGCGTCCGATGCCCACTTTTTCCAACCTTCTACATCATTTGGAGCGGGATCACTTCGTGTAAGTTCTTTACTAGGTTTTGATTCGTATTGTATATTTTTAGTGGGTGCGGGTTTGACACCACTATCTTTTAATAGTCGTTCACCTTTTAGTCTATCCATCTTATCAGATGTAGCTTGTTTTGTAGGAGGTTGTGGTCGTGCTTCACGTTTTGCTACTTGTTTGAACGCCTTTCCAGCCATTGCTGGGCTTACGGCGATATCAGCCAAGTTACCTTCATCAACTCTATGGCTTATATCGACAACCTTCTCGAAGTCCTGTTTCTCATATGCTGCTGCAAGTGCTTTCTTTGTTTGTTCTATCTTATTACGGAATGTCTTGACCTCGCCTAACTCCGATTTTTCTCTTGCTGACCACTTAGCACCCTCCTTATGACGAGAGACTCCACGAGTACTCTTTGCTAAGTCGTCTAACTGGTCATCAACTCTGTTCTTTAAGTCAAACATTTGTTGTGTCTGAGTCTCAGCCTTACTAATGTCTCCTTCCAGATCCATCGTGTCTCCACGTTTTAGTTTAGCTTCGTTGAATCTACCAGAACCAAGAATTTCATCAGGTCGTATTTCTTGGGATGCCGCAGCTTGTTTTCCGAATTTCTGCTCAATGAATGCTCGGTTTGCTGTTGTATCAGGTAATTCTTCTGCTGACGGTCTTCCACCTTTTGTTTGGTGTTTAGGTCTGGTCTTCATTATATCTTGTATCATTGCTCCGGGATCTTGAGATGTTCCTGCTGTTGACTTTCCGTAACCTACAAATGGAACGGCATTAGGATCAACAGCGTGTTCTGGTCCTATAGGTGGTCCTTTTCTGGTGACATTCTTCATCTGTTCAAATCTACCACCCGGATCAGTAGACTTAGGTGGAATTCCAGGTTCTGCTCCTCGCGCTCCAGCTATATCTGCTTGTCGAGCCTCTTCCGCTCCTCTTCTAAGTTTATCAGTAAATGCAGTTCCTCTTTGCGGCCCCATAGCTTTGGGTGTTCCGTAGAAGATACCCGCTCCAATATTTTCTCCTATTGGACCTCCTCTAAGAGCCGCAGCTTCTGCTGTTGCTTCTCTTGTTCCTTTAGCAACAGGCTGACCAAGTATCATACGCAGCATATTCATTTCTGAAGGACCGCTGCCACCTGATCTTCCAGCACCAAGAAGCTGGCCTGACTGTCTTAGTTCTTTTTCATACGGGAAATCTTTCTTCTGCTTGAGCATATTTCTGATGCCAGCTTCAAACGACTTCTGTCCCATTGCAGCTATCTCAGGTGATCCTTGACTCAATTCATCGTATGCAATATCTCTGGCTCTTTGTGGTGGAACTCCACCTTCTACTTTTCTGCGTAACAGAACCTCATATATATTAGACCATGAAGTTGTGAATCCTTCTTTGGGGCTTTCTCCTGCGGCGAGATTCCTCGTATACCTTTCTAAAGGGCCACCTTGGTCTGACGGAGATAAAGCACCTCGACGATGAAGGCTCCCTAACTCACTTGTTACTCCTGATTTATCACCCGTACCGGGAATTAGTCTTGCATTTCTAGCGTAATTAGCCAGTTCCGCATCAGTCATTTCAAGTTTCTTGATGTACTCTAAAGCATTCTTCATCATTGGTGATGTAGCTGGAGTTAGTCCCTGCTCATGTCCAATCATTAACATTCGTAACTGGTCTACTATCACTTGTGCTTCAGGCAGTTGTCCTTTTATACTTTCAGGCCATTGGTGTGTTACATCTCGTGTTAATCTATCTTCATCTACTCTAACTAACTTGCTTTGAGGTGTTTGTACTTGACGTACTGGAGTTTGTGAAGGTTTGAAAGTGACGTTGCCGGGAGGGAGGCCGCTCATAGAGACATCTGAAGGTATTACATCTCCAGCTTGTTCATACACTGGCTGACTTGAATACTGTCTTTCCATATGTGTTTGTGGTCGTTGATCAGTACCGATAAGCGTACCAGCTTTACCAGTAGCAGGTCGTTGGATAGGTTTACCTCCCTGTCTTACAAGGAGTTGGCCAAGCATTGCTACAGTCGGACTAACCATGTCTAGGGTTCCTTTCCCCTACTTGCAGTTCGCGCTCGCCCCACTTACGCCAGCCGAAATCTTCTTCTCTGACAGGTTTAATCAATATACTTATCTCTGGTACATGCGACAACATGTACTTAATAGTATCCATTCCGTGATCATTCTTATCTACGGGCTTGTCTATCCTATCACCTACTGTATCTGTTTTCCAGTAGTAACCATTGAACTCATCTATCAGCCATTCGAGCTTTTCACTGACGAACAGGTGTGGACAGTTGAATACTCCAGTTATCGGGTGTTGATGATTCTTAACAACAGACAAGTACTGAGTTACTTTTACTATACCATTACTTATATCATTATTCCCTCGCGCACAATATATACCTTGTTCCATGAACATGTCGGCAATAGACCTACCTACTAACTTACCCGACTGTGACTTTCTTCGGAATATATCCGGGTCGGACAGTATGTGGTTAGCTGAACTTACGTTATACTCTTCCCGTATACGTTTTATTCTGTCTGTCTGTCCTCCATCGGGGAAGTTAACGTCGGTAATGGGTACTTCCTTCTCGTATGACCCGTCCATAAGCATAACATTACCGTGTTCGTCTACGAATCCCAGCAGATAACAGAACGGAACGGCCATTCCGTAGTCATATCCCTCGATAACAGACAGATCACTTGTTGACATCTGCAATCTGCGGTAGTGTTCTACCATATGACTGTGATTTACTACATGTACGTCTTCCCCGAAACCTGGATACACCAATCCCTCGTATGCTGCCCACTTGCCTAGCAGAAACCTGTCTCGCATCTGGCCTCTGTAGGTAGTTTCAAGTGTTCTTATGAAATCCGACTCAAGGTTCTCCTTATTCTCATAGGTACTTCCTTCATACACTTCTAATATAGGTATCGGCTTGCCATCATCATCTTTAACTAGCTGTCCATCGTTATCTGTCTCGCATAACAGGCTCTCATTGTATCTGCCGTCTTTCCAATCGTGATATGGCTTGATCAGGTTCTTATATACCCAATTCCTGGTAGGATTAGACGTAACAACAAACCAACGAGGACCAGTTGTCGGCATATCTGGATCATTCCCCTCATACTTCGTCATTCCCCGCAATCGTCCAAGCAGATCGAGAAAGTCTTTGTAAACAATCTCTGGATCTTCTATCTGATCAACAACAATCCAATCATACGTAGCTGACAGTAAGTTCGACGTAGTACTCTCGTTGAAAGCCTTACCTTGTTGTTGTATATAGCGGAAATTGATTGTCGTA